TTATGTCTAAATTTAATGCTCCAGATAAATTTAATATATTTAAACCTAAAATATTATCCCTTAAAGTTTGCGAATAAACATACTGACTTGAAACAAGCGGCATTGAATCGCCTTCATCCAACATATTAAGTTGAACAAACGGCATTTTTAAATATCCGTTTTTAAGCGGCGCAAACCATTGAAATTGACCGCCCGCTTCTACGTACGGAAAATTGGTATTTAGTACGTCTACCGAATAACCCGTAAACGTTGTATCTGCACTAAAACCACCTGATGTACGCTCATATAGCCTTTCATACTTAGTTGTAGCTTCATCTTCATAAGCGTTAACTTGGTAGAATCTAAAGTAGCCATCACTAAGCATTACCCTCATTCCCCATTGCTCACAAATAGATTCAAGTATCTCATAAGCGTTCATTGATACTCTATCTTCGTTTTCCTCTTTTCTGCTAAATGTATTGGCGGCAATTTTAGTGTATTCTAATGGGTCTTTATAGCTTTCTACATCGCCCATTCCATCCTCATACCAATTTACTACTGTACTAAATAAAACGGTTGAATCGGTTAAATATAATGGAGTTAATTTAAGAATCTCAAATAAAAACTTAGTAAATCTAATTCTACCAGTGTAAGTTTCTATTTCATCCGTTACAATTTGTAGTGGCTTAGTTTCTAACCTTTTTAAACCATCCGTAGCAGTTAAAACATATTGAAATGGTCTGCTTTCATCTTCCCTTGTGTTTAAGTCCGATAAAATTACACCATACCAAAATCTATCATTATTTCTTTTGATGTTTAAAAAGTATTGGTCTTCTTTTGTTGCGTTTATAGTAGTGTTAATCCAATTTAATAGATTTATGCCTGTTTGATTGTCGGTAATTACGCAATTTAGCTTACAATCACTACCTTTAATTGGCGCAAATCTTTCATCACTTTGCTGTTGGTAGTCAATCTCGAATCCTTCGCCAAATAACTCAATATTTTGCACTACGCCCGTAGATGGGTAATTAATATCTATTAATTCACAAGTCCAATATACATCTTGTAAACTCGAATAAAAACTACTTGTAAATCTTACTCCCATTACCTTACTCTTTTATTCATTCGTGTTTGGTTGTCTAATGCGACAACTATATTGTTACCTCTTACAAGTCCATCAATACTAATCATCATCCCTGTTGGGTTAAATGATGGAATATCACCACCGCCAACGCTTGAACCAGTATTTCCTGAACTATTTGAACTTGGTTTTTCAGAACCTGGCACATTACCTGCTTTTAAGGCACCACCTAATACAACAAGTCCAGTTCCACCTAAAATATAAGCAGCACCTAAGCCCGCAGTTGGTCCAAATAACATTGCAGTTCCTAAAGCAATTATAGCACCACCTATTTGAATAGCTAAATCACCAAGCATATTTAAAATAGATTTGCCGTAATTTTCAAAGTCACCTGTTACAAGTGCTTCACCAAGTCCAATTGCAGCATTAGTTAACAAACCAGCCATTACATCTGACCATTTTCCAACTTTTGCTTCAATATCATCCAATCTTGTAGAAAATTCAAATAAAAACTTATCAAATCCGCTCATTGCGGTTTTGGTATTTATAAAGTCTTTTAATTCTATTTTGCCAATTTGTGGTTTTGGCAATTTTTCTATATCTACATAAAATGCTTTTAATTCTTTTATTTGATTTTTGTGATTTTTACCTTCTTGGAGAGCTTGTTCTATTTTTTCTCTTTCCCTTTTTCTTTTTTCATTAGCCCTTTTTTCTATTTCAGCTAATTCATTTTGATATATTTGAAATAAATATTTTGCCCTTTGTCTATATGTATATTCAGCTATTTCATTTTTTTGAAAAGACGCAGTTATGTCATCTAATTGTTTTTTATAACTATGAGCAGCTATGGCTTCTTCTTTTTTTCTTCCTTCTGCCATTGCTTGAACTCGAAGGTCAGCAGTTTCTCTTACAATGTCAATTATTTTTTGCTCTTGGTCTTCTAATTTTTTTGCTGTTTCGGCTAATCTTTCGTTAGCTTTAGCCATCTCAACAGTTGCATCTAAAGCGTTAATCATTTCTGCTCCATAAACAGTTAATAATGTTACGCCTAAAGATAATGCAGTTTGCCAAGAAAATATTGAAGTAGCTAATTGACTAAAAACTGATTGTACTGGTTGACCTTGAGCTATTAAACCAGCGTTTGCTGTTCTTATGTTATTAATTTGTTCAACTAACATTGGGATGTTGTTAGATATAGCCATAAAACCAGTACTCATTGAATTTGTAAACGCTGGTAATTCCCTTGTTATTTGATTAACAGAATGACCAAGCATATCAAATTTATGTGCGGCTTGCTGAACACCTCCACTACCTCCAGCAATTTGACCTGTTTGCCCAACAACTATATTTAAACCTTCAATTTCTGCTTTTAAGTTTTTAGCTTTTAATTGAGCTTCATAAAACGCCTCACTTGTTTGCCCTTGCATTAATGCTAAGTTTTTAGCATCTCTAACGGCATCTCTATAACTTTGGTTTAATTGGTCAAGTGCAGTTTTTGCTCTTTTTGGTGCTTGTTGTGCAAGTGTTCCAAAGTCAGATAAACTCTTACCAGATTCAGCTAAAGCGGTCTTTAAGCCTTCAATATTTGCCCCAATAAGTACGTTTATTTTTTCGCTCATTTTGCCTTGCTTAGCTTATCCCAAGTTTCTATAAATTGTTTATTTTCTTTTAGCCAATCCTCTTTGGTTTTTGGTTTTGGGTCCCAATTGAAACTCCACCAATCCGCAGGAATTGAACCTTTCTTTTTATGAACGGTTAAAACTCTTGAAGCGTTATATCTTGCAACTTCATAAAGTATTTTAGTCCGCTCAAATTCTGTTATTTTATAACCTTGAAAACACATCGAAAATTCTCGCAAATCTGATGTGTAAATTCGGTCATAACTCCAACCCCACGATAAAGCCAAACACTCCCAATAGTCTAAGATGTTTGGCTGTTCAAGTTTGGGTCTACTTGTAAGTATTTGTTAATACCTTCCATAAAACCCGTTAAAATGGCTTCCAAATCTTTTCTGTTACCATTGTCTAACAACTCGCCAACTTCTTCAATTGTCTTAGGGCTACTTGTGAACTTTAGTCCACAATACGCAATGTCTAATACAATTCCGAAATCTAAACCATTGTTAGAAATTTCTGCCATTTCTGTCAATACTTCGTTTAATTTTTTGCCCGTAACCTTTTCAAGTTCTCTAATAGCTAAAAAACTAAATTTAAACTCATGCTCGTTGTTGTTAATTGTGATTTTCATGTTTTATCTACTTAATGTTAAAAAATAATCTTGATACTTCAAAAATATACCATCTTGCCCACTTATGTTATCAAATGCACTATTTTGTGACTGAAAACTTATTAACTGAACATTAACACTCTTATAATAATCTAATGCAGTCCTTATTTTATCTGCAATATCATTAGCTTGGTTGTTTTCTTTGGCTAAAGTAGTAACTTGGATTCTATACCTATCCATTTCACTTACTCCCGACTTGGTATTGTTTGGCATAGTTGAAATTGTTTCAAACACAACAAAAGGAAATTGAGTCGTTTGAGGTGCTTGGCTTGGATAAATTTTAGTACCAACCACGCCCGTAACCGCACTATTACCGCTTAATATTCCAAATATGATACTATCTACGCTCATGCTACTTCTAAACCTTCCGCTTTTGCTTGTTTTCTAATCAATTCGTTTATTCCGCTGCTCATTATTTGAACGCATTGCTCTTTTGTCGAATCTACGGCTTTTCTAATTACGCCATAAGGATTTACCTTACCTGTTTTAATTTTAGCACCATAAACGCCTTTTATACCAGTAGATTTGCCTTTTAATTTCTTACCAACTCCACCCAAAGCAGTATTAGCTCTAAATCTTTCAACTGTTCCAAATTCTAACAAGTGAGCAGCATTACCACCATAAGAAAATAAACTATATCTTCCACCCGTATATCTTGGACCAACAAAATAAGTAAAATATGGCTCACCTTTTTTTCTATTACGCCTAAACGCCATTACTGAATCTCTTAATGCGCCTGTTTTGGTGTGTTTAGCATCATATCCCGCTTTTATTGCATTTACCATTGGTTGGGCTGCATTTCTTACAACCTTATCAATATCGGTAGGATTAAGCCATTCAGTTCTTGACAACATTTGAATGGTTTTATCCATCCCTTGTATTTTCATACTAATCATTGTCTTTCGCTGTTCCTCTTATTTTGTAACCTTCGTTTAATCTTGAACCAAACTCATCAATTGATGTGATGTTAAAAGTTTTGCCACGCCAAGTCATACGCATTGTTTCATTTAGCGTTAAACCTGTCGCCCTTACATCTACATCAATTATAATGTTTGCTACTTTCTCTTCACTTTGTTGCGTTTCTGACCCGCCAACTGGTGTAACTTTAGCCCATAACGTATAGAGTACAGAATACACCCTCAACTCGCCACCATCACTGGAGCGAGTCTGAGTGTAATTCAATATTTCGACTCTTTGGTCGTATTTGCCAAAGTTAATACTCATTAAATAAGTCCTGTTGTAGGTGCGCCAGTCATTTCTAATGAACCTGTAAAGGTCACTGCATCTTCCATTGGTGCGCTTTCGCTCAATGAAGTAATTAAACAAGTTGCTTCATAGTAAATGTCACCAGCAGCAGCAGCCCAACGAGCAACTAAATTGGTTTTTGCGCTCAATGCAGCAAATGCTTGGGTGAATCCCCAATTTCCAGCTTCATCAAATACACCTTCAAAGTCAAAAGTACCTGAACCTTGACCATAAATTGATTGCTTCCAACCGCCTGAATCTTTGTTACTAACATCGATTAACGCACGGCTAAAGTTCATAGTGTTTGACTTTAGTTTTGCAACGGTAGTACCGTTTATTTTCAGCACAACGGCTGTTCCATTCATAGGTCCTGAACTTGGCATATATTTATTATTTTAATTTGTTACTATTCTATAATTGCAAGAATGTTGCTTGCAGTTGTTCCTGTTGCGAATACCTTAGTACATCCAATAGGTAAAAAAGTACCATCTGGCACATTTCTAAATATTTTTGCACCTAAAACGCCAGTGGTTGATGCGCTATTAGTGTCACCATTGTACCAAGGCAAAACAACTACGTTTCCACCCGTTCCAATGTAAAGTGAACCAACCGTGTTTGGCGTGTTCAATTCATCTGTGATTGATACCGTATCGCTTGGCGTTACGTTTACTACTTTTTTTCCGATTAAACTTAACATAATATTTTTTTTAAATTAGTGGGGCAAAAATAAAGTTATTTCTATATGCTTCTAATAAGTATTTGCTGCTATCTGGAATCTCATGTACTTGAGTACCAGTAACAACATCTTGTCTATTCTCGTATAAATGACCAATAATCAAATACATTGCTTGCTTTATTGGTAGCGGCACTGATGCTGCGTTTGTATATCCACAAGTAAAATTTACTTGCAGCGTGTTCATTCTCTTTTTAACTTCGGGAATATTTATTAATCTAAACCTTGCTGGGCTTCCATAAATATCCACCTCATATTGACTTGGTGCTAATGTTTGTAGCGTGTCGTTTTCATCAAAATAAGTCACACTTTGCACACTTAATAGTGGCGACTTATTAATGTAGTAAATATTTAATGACAATTCCTCATAATCAAATTGCATTGCCCAAACCTGACTGATTAATGGTCGCCAAGTTCTGTCTTCTACTAATTGGCGTGCAACTGTTATTAAACTTGTAACAAAAGCCTGTTCGCTGTCATCATTTAGACGCAAAAAGTTCTTTACCTCTGTGTAAGTCAAAGGTTCAGTAGTTGGTGCAGTTACAAGTCTATAATTTGCCATTTATTTACGTTTCTTTTTTGTTTCTGGCGTTTCCATTTGTGGAATAGTTGCCATTTCAATTTCTTTTACTTCAATTGCATACTTTTGTTCTATTAAAGTAGCACCTAAAGTATCATTTATCTCAGCTGTATCTCCGATTGAATAACCTAATCCAAATGGACCAACTGGCGATTGTATAAATTTAACTTTCATAATTTAATAAGTTATGGGGACAGCCGAAACTGCCCCCTATAACAAAACACAACTAACAACGATTATGTAGTGGTAGCGTCTAAGATAGCACCAAATACAGCTGGTTGCTCGAAAGCACAATCCCAATAAGTATTAGCAACTATTCTTGTTTGACCATTACGAGCCAATGTGTATGGGTCGATTACTAAATCCATACCACCGAATTGACCGATTGTAGACTTTCCAAATTCACCACAAATGATAGCTGAACATACACCAGTAGTTGAACCTTTTGATAAATTGCTTGGTACGTTTGAAGTTACCGCAGTCATTTTACCATCGATTACGTTTGGAGTACCGCTAAAATATTGCTGATAAGCCATAATCATAGCACCTGAACCTGAATCGATTGCAGTTTGCTTCA